CAGATTTGCCATTGACGAAGGGCACGCGGGCTGGTCGTTGGCATCGACCGTGCGGCAAACTCCACACAGTTGCTTTTTGTGATGCTTGCGCCCTGTGCCGGGCAGTAGAAGGTCGGTTCCGGCCCGCCCAGAACTTCGAGAACACGGGCCTCTAACTGATCAGTGTTGGCGGTGTATTTTCCACCATTGGCCAGTGACACCGATGAGCGGGCATAACCGATGCGTTTTGCAGTATCCGTGACCGATGTGCGTTTGATTTCCTCGGCCAAAAGAATGCGCCATTCGGGGAGTTCACTGATTGCGTTCATGGAGCACCCCCGTGTTACGGTCATAGATGCAGCCCTTGCGCAGGACCGGCGCTTGGGGGCCGGTGTGGCGGATAAGCTGGTAACGGTTGAAGCCGTTGGAGGTGAGTGCTTCACCGGGAGCACGGCGCAATTCGCGCAGGTAACCCGCTTGGCACAGATGTTTGAGATACTTCTGAACGTTATTGCGGGCGTTCTTTTCCTCGCCTTTGGCCGTGACACTCAGAAGGTCATCAATGGTGAACTTCTGTTTGACGGACATCACCCGCCAAACCCGCAAGCGGAGATTGGTGCCTTTTTGTTTTTTTGCTTTGCCCGTGTGCGGTGCATTGGGGCCACTGGTTAGGACTTCGCCATTCGCCCGGCTTTCCATGCCTTTTGAGGTTAGCTGATAGCAGCCAAGCTCAACCCGTTCGAGAAGGCCTCGGCTCATCAACTTGAGCGTTGCCTTAACGATGTTGTGTCGTGAATGCTGAACTAATGCTGCATCCAGTTCATCAATCGTCAGGCAGGCTTGTGGCGGCAATTGATCGCGCACAGCTTCTTGAATGAGGGAGCGACCCGTGCTCATTTTCCACCTCGCACGATGATCGGGCGGGATGTTTCGCGGTCGTTCAGAAGAACTTGGCCGGTCATTTCAGCAACACCGATTACTGTGTTGCCCTGCATCTTGCCGAACCGCTCGATATGGGCGATGCCTTCCTTGCCCTCGCGGACAAACCCGTTCGATTTTTCGTGCAAAAGCGCGATCAGGTCTTCTTTAACCTCGACTTCGCACAGTCCGCTCACCACCTTTTCGGTGTCTTCGATGGTCATTTTCTCGAAACGGACATATTGACCGACACGAGATGTCACCTGCGGGAACCGTTTCAGGCTATCGCGAACCTTACCCATGCCGACCAGAACGAACGGGACTTCGACCAAGTCGCTTAGATCGCGGATGGACGAAAGCATCTTCTCTGACCGGGCGATATAATCGCATTCATCGACCCCGACGAAGAACATCTCGCCATTGTCCTCAGCCGCTTTGGCCTGCATCGACAAGGCTTCAATCAGAAGGCGGTATTTACGTTCAAAGGATGCCGGTTTTTCCCGAACACCGCAGGCTTCAAGCAACTCGCCGAGCATCCAGTTCGGCGTCCATTCACGCTTTGCCCGGACAAACGCACTGGCATTCTGTGCCGCTAGATAGCTGACATTCTCGGTTTTTCCGAGGCCGGGAGAGCCATCAACAACAACGAGGCAGGCTTCACCCGCACCGCGTTGTTCAATCGCGGCCATACCAGCCATCATCTTCTTGACGTTTTGCGTATTTACAAACTTGAGACGCATAATTAACCTTTCTGCTCTTCGTGGTGCCGCTTTGCGGCGGCATTCATTGACCTCACGCGGCCTTGCGACCAACAATCCGTGTGGGGTCGATTTCTTCCATCGCCAGAAGCTGGCGGAAGGAAGCCTTTTCGAGCCGCTCTGAAAGAGCAGCACGATCCTGTTCAGTGATTTGTTTGGGGTTGGCTTCAAGCCACATCACCCATTCGATATCGTCTTTGAAAACGGGCCGACCGTTAGCCTGTGTTAGAACCGGCTTTGGCTGTTCCATGCGGGCCAGCATTTCGTCGGCAGCTTTGATCTGGAAATCTTCCATGGGAACGGCTGGCTGATATTCGATTTCAAGCGCCGGTCCTCTGGCCTCTGCAATGATTTCCTGTCGTTTTTCTTCGATGCGACCCAGCCGCCCTTTGGTGCGGGCGGCAAGAACCTGATCCTGCTTGCTTTGCGCTGTGCGCAGGGTGTCGCCATCGAAATAGGGACGGGCGTTGGCATCCAGTTCGGCGACTGCGAGAAGACGCATTTCGAAATCGCGGACCCAGACCCGGTTGGCATCATGAATGTCATACCCAACCAGCACTTCTTGGCCGTGATAGGCTTCAAGGTCATGGCTGAAATAAACATTGTTGAGGATGCGGACCTCGCAGCGGGCAACCGTGCGCCGGTCATATGGGCGCAACAAGTCGGAGGCTTCTGAAACCGCGATGGTGCGGGTTTTTCCGCCTTCGGAGAGCCATTCGCCCCAAATCTCTGCCGGTGTTTGGTGCCGTTTGACTTTGGTTTCAGGATCGCGAACACGTTTCAGGCCGGATTGCGGCTTGTTGTTATAGATATCAATCTGTTCTTGAATGAACGCTCTGAATTCATCCCACGTCACGTCAAATCGGCTTCTGACCTTCTTTTTTGCGGCCTGAATACGGGCGCGGTCGATGTAGCGTTTCGCTTCTTTGTCGAGTTCCGAACCGCTATAGGCGACAAGCTTTTTGGCCCATTGGCGTACATTGCGGTTGAAGCGTTCAATAACGCCCCGTGCCTGTGAGTTGTAAGGCAAAGAGGTTTTCTGTGTGATGCCCCAACGGTCAAAGAAACCGATGGCGGTGGAGCTGAACATCTCGTTCTTAAAGCCCTTGCCGTTATCCGTGTAAAAGATCAGGGGCAGGGCGCTATGGCGACCGTCATCGCGCTCAATAATCGCGTGTGACAGGGCTTCAAGGACACCTATGGAGTTCTCGGCCAGACCGACAGACCACCCGACGATGTAGCGGGTAAAAACGTCCATCGTGAATGTGATTTCCGGCTGGAATGGTTGTCCGTGAAACGGATGTTCGATCTTGGCGCGGAATGTATGACCATCGGCGGTGTAGACCGCGCCGGGCCAAAGTTCTGATACATCGCGCCGTGTGAATGCTTGCAGGCTTTTAAGAGCCTGTGGCCCCATGCGGCCCCGGTTCTTGTCGACAACTGAAACCTTGTTGGCAAGGAAGCGTCGCGCCTGATCGTAGGATGGCATGTCAACGCCATCAGGCAGGGTGCTTGGTAGTTCTTCCAGAACCGCTGTGAGCGACGGCTTGTGGGGATCAGCCCATAGCTGCATCAGGGCAGGTGCCCATGCCGGGATTTCGTAATCCGATTTATTCGCCGGTGTCGGGGCGAGGGCAAGAATGCCGCCTTTTTCGTGATCGAGAACCCATTGATAAAGGGTGCGGCGCGATATCTTATGTGCACCTTGCGCGGTTTTGACGCGGCGACCACTTTTGGCGTTGGCGATGCCAACCAGCTCTTGCAAATCAGTTGGTAACTGACCGGCTTTTGCCAGCTCAACCACCATATCAAGTGCCTGATTGCGTCCGATTACCTGCGTGTGTTCATTGACCAAGGCAATGAGCGAAGCGCGTGCGTTCATAACGTCGCGCTGGAAGTCGTTCAGGTCGTCGCTGTTTCGTGTTTTTTCAGGTGTGTTTACGTGTGCCGGGAGTGCATCAAATAAATCGGGCTGAACAGAAATCTGACGGCGGGCATAGGTTTTACGTGCTTCCTTGGGAAGCAGCGAAACATGATATTCCCAACCGCCGCCGCTTTCTGACCTGGCGCGGGCGAGAGGTGACCCGTCCTTTGCAATCGCTGTTTTCCAGTCGGACCTTTTTGCTCGGTCAATAACGCCTTGTTTCGTCTTCGGCGTATCTGGGAGACCCAAATCGGCTATTTCTTGAGGTGACAACCACTCTTTCATCGCGCACTTCCCTTCCAGCGACGGCGAGCCGCGAGTTGAGACTTCCGCAATTGTTCACGCTGATCCTCAATCATTGCGTCATCGACGGCACCGAGGTAGCGCTCTGGGATTACTGCGAGGTCGAACCGCTCAAGCTCCATCCCAAATATCCGGGCGTCGCCCGTGGCGTGCAGGAGTGCAAAGGCACGTTCAAGGCTAATGGTGTGACTTTCTCGGGCCATGCTGGCATAGGCATCCAGCATGTTTTTCGTGACCTCTTCACCGGTATATTCCGACATAGCGGCAGCTATCTCGTCGCGGGTTTTGCCGCAATCCTTGAGGACTTCTGAAACGGCTCTACTGATTCGTTGAGAGAAGCTTGAGCCACGCACACGTTCTGGCTGTGTGAAGCGAACGGCAACCGCAGGCGGGTTCCATTCCGTGAGCAGATCGAGTGTCGTGTTATCACCGCGTGCCTTAACCATGAGCGACCTATCTGAATGCGTGCATTAGAGAAAATTGAATGTCAGGAGATAGCCCGGTGTTCATGCAGCGATGTCTTTTTGACAGTGACCAAGTCGCGGAAAGTCCGTAT